CCTATCATTTTAGTATTGAGTGGTGTAATCTATATCATAATCCATATATGCACAATCGTCAAACATTTCTAAATCTTCTTCAGCATCTTTAATCATCTGTGTAAGTGTTGAATCTTCTTTTACTTTTGTTTGCTTTGTTTTTGCTCTGGTAGTCATAAGAGTCCTCGGAAAAAGATGATTTAAAGTTACGAGACCTTTTGTCTCTGATTGATTTACCATAAGAGTAGTTGCCTTTTTCGCTTCCACCCCTTCTGAATGTTTTACCCATTGATAGATAATAGACTATAGTTTATATAGTAGATGTTTAGTTAAGGTTTTGTTCCTAGTGATACATTTCTAGCATATGAAACAAGTTCAGATATATGATCTTCTTGTTCTTGCTGAACTGTATATGTTAAGTCATCAAAGACATATCCAACACCTTTAAGGAAGTCAGATGTCTTTTCTACAACTTCCTTTAATCCTTCAGAATTAAATTCTTTAGTTGTATTAGTGCCATCATCATCAATGGCGGTCAATATAAAAGAGGGCATTGGTTTTTGCCAAAGTACCCTCTTATTATAGCATATTTTTAATGCGTGTCAAGTTTTTGGATATGCTGCTTTCGTACTCTTTACTCCAAGATACCATGTACCTGTCTTTGCTGTCTCTCCTAGTTTACCCTCGTCTATATCATGCCACAGTTGATCTAATTGTTCTGGTACTGGGTTATATGCGTGATGTCTTGCATCAACGTATGTCGTATTCTCTGCGGGTCTCCTTGAAATAGTATCTGTCCCTTTATCATAGATGAACTCAGGGGGATTATCCTCGTCAGGGTTATATGCTAATCCAGTTTCATCAAAATCTTTCCAAGCATAATCACTATGAGTATCAAATTGTGTCTCGGAATCTGCTATCAACTGAATCAGTTGTCCGTTTTCTATGTGTACTAATGCTTTCATGTTATTAAGAGTAGTTGTAAACGATTACGCAACCTGCACCACCGTAAGAGTTTCCGTATGCGTATGAGTTTTGTGAGTAGTAACCATGTGAACCACCTGACCCCCACTGTCCATGAGTAGTCTCAGCGTTTGTACTGGTATTGTGATGATGTGAACCTGCTCTATGCCAGAAACTAGGACCTCCAACGTTTTCGTTAGATGAACCATGTGACATACCGCCACCACCGCCAGGTATATTGATGTCTCCACCACTAGCATTTCCTCCATGTCCACCTTCATATGGGTTATCTGTGTAACCACCATCTCCACCAGTTGCAGTACAGTATGAACCAAATGATGAAGTACCACCTGACCCTCCTCTACCATTGTTACGAGCATATCCACCGCCACCGCCATAAGTATAACTTACTGTACTAACACCTGAGACGTCAATCCATTTAATAGCAGTAGCACCACCGCCACCACCTGCACCACGATAGTTGTTATCGTTGACTCTTGAACCGCCACCACCACCTGTTACATATACCAATACATTGCTACAACCACTTGGTTTAGTCCATGTGCCACTACCACCTGATGTAGTCTTTGAGTTCCAAGTTCCGTCCTGTGATGTATATACATTTATACCTAACAACCTTCCTTCCATTGCTTGAGGAACCCACGCTGAACCGTTCCACATAATAGAGTGGTTTGTACTAGGTGTACCTGTCAGCATTGCAGTTATAGTACCTGCGGGTGCTGAGTTTAATGTTGATGAGTCGCCAGTAAATGTTGTAGTACCTACGTTTAATGTGCCTACATTCAGTTGTGACATAAAAATACCTGTAGTCCTTACCACAGGTATTTATAAAGTTAAACGATTAGTTAAGCAGTTGGGTCAACAATACCTGCAGTAGCAAGCATACTCTCACTTATTTGCTTTGATAAAAGTTTACCATCTTTCTTGTAAATGTAACCTTCTTCAATAAGAGTGTTTAGTCGATTGACTATCCTACAAGCAATAGCATGAGATTGAGAAGTTCCTGCAGTTCCTTCAGTAAGAGTTTTTACAGAGGATTTCTTCAAGTTATTGGTAACATAGTTAGAAAGAGCATTACTCATATCTCCTTTACCCAAGGTTTTTATCAGCATAAATGTGCGTGCAAGTCCTCCGATAAATGATGCTTTAAGTTTTCCTTCTTTCCATTTTGGTAGATTAGTGTCGTCTATCCATGCTTTATATAAAGCAATCGCTTGCTTTGTTTCTGTTAATCCTACTGAATATGCTTCAAGGATTTTAGATAAACCATGTACTTCAACACCATCTTCTGCACCAATTTTTTCTAGACATACTCCCATGCTGATGAGTTTGTCTAGTGTTTCTAGTGCTTCTGCATCTTGATAACAAATCGCTGATCTTAACTTTTCAAGTTGAGATACTTGAGTACGGTTTTTGTTTTTTTCTAGGAAAAATTTTGACTCTGCTGCCAAACACTGTTCAATAGTGTAGTATTCTGGGTGTCTGCGAACTTTGCAAGGAACTGCTAGTTCTCCACCTTGAATCGTATATAAGTACCCAATCACAGCACCATGTTGTCCATCTGCTGTAGAGTATTTTCCATTGGGTCTTAAAAAGACATCAATATCAGAGGCAAGAGTTGGGTCATATTCACTCTGATTTCTTATCATTGCTTCGTTTAGAAGTCTTTGATATTCTTTATCAACATACAATTTTTTCAGTGGAATAAATTGAGTGATAATAAAACTATCAGGATTAAAATCCGTTCTCTTTGGTTTATAACCTAAGTCATCTGCTAACTGGGTTATAGGAATAAGAGTCTCCCTACTTTCATCGTAGTTAGACATATAGTGTCTCCATTGTGTTCCTTTTGTTTAGTGTCGAGTCGTCACGAATGACTTAGAACTTTTTTACTCGACAGGTTTAATCTGTCAACCCATTTTCTTTATCTTCTTTTGCTTGTTTCTCTTCTAATGCCTTCTCTTTCTTGAGTTGTCTATTAGTCCAGATACCTACTGCTATGATACTTAAGTATGCAAGTGTATCATCTAACATAACAAGAAAGAATATTGTTGATCCACCAAATCTGATCCACTCTGGAAATGGTTTGATTAATCTACCACCCCATTTACGGAATGTACCTTCAAACTTAAAGTATAATATGATGAGTGCTGTGATAACATACTCACTATATGGTACAACAAAGTAACATGATAGGAATATAAACAGAGGCCAGTAGTGCCTTTCATCAACTTTTTTGACAAGGTTGAAGTATTTTTTGAGTAGTTTTTTAAACATAGTTAAAGTTGATTACCATACGGAAAGAAGCATTTGTTGTTGATGTTCCTGTGTGTTTCATACCATTTGGAAATGTGACTAATCTATTGGCAATGGATTCTACCTTAGTACCATCTTCAAAGAGTGTGTAACCATCACAAGTATTCATATAATAGATAGAAGTTTTGAGATAGTCTCTGTCTTCTGCATCTAATATATCAATGTGCATACCATGTTCAACTAACGTATCAGTTCCCATGATAAGGTTTGCTTTGATCTTGATTATAGCACAGGGTTGTAACTTTTGCAAGATCGGATATAAAAGTTTACATGACTCGTCAGGTGTATGTCTCTCATAGAACATATGAGTCATCTGTAGGTTACGATGCTCATTATCTTTTGTATCATCTACAATCTTAGATGCATTCCAAGGAAAATAACTGTCCAGTAACCCATGATATATTGCTTCAAACTCCGAGAGTTTGATAAATCTATCTGATATTGCTATATCACTCATTTTTCTATCACTGCGAGATATACACCATTCCAGAAATCATTTGCATCTTCTGATGTTTCTGTAAGTATAGTTCTATCCCATATTACATTCTTGTCTTTGGTGAACTCTTTTGTTTTATCCATCACCCCTTCAAAGTTTGCATCATCAACTACCAGTATATAATCTTTATCAGCATACTTATGGATATGTTCTAAATTTGGTACCATGTTATGATCGTTGGCAGCATCATAAAATATAACACGAGGGGGAAACTGAGGATTGAACTCAACTGCCTGTATAGGTTTAACTGAGAAACCAATAGAACAATCAGTATTCATCCATTTCTCTGCATTCTTAATGAACTCATCAACTGGATTTGTTATGTCTGCATAAGGTTTATGTAAGTCTTTACGTTTAGGTTTTACCACCTCGTCTTGAAAGTCATCAATAGCATATGCCTTGACCGCACTATTTCTATAGAGAGCAGCAAATACTGTACTACCCATATAAGAACCTGCATCAACATATACAGTACCACGTTCTTGACATAAGTTGTTTAGTAAATGTCTGACTTTATTTGATGATAAACCTAGAACATCATATCCTTTTGGATCGAAGTTAGATTTATTATCAACAGCAGCATCAATAGATCTTATTGCAAGATCAACGAGTGGATTCATTTCTTTTCGTTTTTGCTTCTTTAACCTAGATTCTAGCACAGATTCACAATAGTTGCAATCCCAACAATCGAACCTACAAGATTTTATTTTCTCTCGCCAGATATTTATAGGTGCTTCTGGCATGTCCACGTCGTCCATGTACTCACTAAACGTTGGTTGCATCATTTCATCATGATTTGCCCATCTTTCTATGATGTCCATAGACTCCTTCAATCTCATAGCATCTTCTCTACCATGTAACTTGAATACATCAATACCTGCATCTAGGAACTCTTCCCAATCTTTTCTCCAAGGTGGTATGTTTGCTGCTTTAAGTTCACTGGCAGGGTCGTATGCGTCCCATTTAGAACATGACACACGACTTATGGTGCTATTGAAGTATTGAGGTTCACTTCCTTCTCTTGTTGCATTATATTGATAATGTTCTGGCATAATAGGGCAACCACCCCAACAATGCTCATTTGCCAAGAGTGATAGCATTATATCATTACCTTTACTATGACAATATTTCTTTGCTTCTACAATACGATCTAATAATGGTCTGTCTCTCATTACATCACGATCTAAATTTATATAATGAAACCCTACACTTGCAAGTGATACTACTTCATTTGGTTTAGATACTTCTCTAAGTATAGTATTCTTTATCTCTAACTCTGGATATTCCCGTTGTATCTGACCCGTAGAGACCCATGATGTATGAGGTATAGTTGCACATCTTACACCATTATCATATAAAAATTTAAAGTTGGTGATAAAAGTTTCAAGATTCTTTTGGTCTGGTCTCACCCATATATTATTAAAAGTTGCTGACAGGGGAATACCTGTCTCTTGAGAGATATACAATGCATTCTTTACTGCTCCCTGTGCATCATTGACACTACGAAATACGTCTCCCATTGCATCTTGCATAAAGGGTGGCATTCTTGTAGTGAAATACAGGTCGTATATTAAGTTAGAATGTTTCTTTAGAAATGGTATAAAGTCACTATCAATGAACTCAGGACTGAGTTTCGGGTTGATCGGAAGACTGAAGACTCCTGTCCTTAAGGTTGTTAGTTGCATAATCTGATAAGACACCTGCTGTGTCAAATAGTTGTGGGGGTTTTCCTTCCATCATCTTCTCTACTCTGTTCTCTGCTGCTTCTTTAATACCTCCAATGGATTTATTAACTGCTGTTGAGTACATCATAGCAAGATCGGTAACTGCTGCTTGGTCTTCTGGTGCCATTTGCAGCAAGGACTCTAGGTTACCTGCTTGTATTCTACCAGTAGTTAGCAAATCTATCGCACTTTGTTTTCCCATACGAGCAATCCAATACTTATGCTCCTCTACATTTTCTAACTCTTTGTCTTCTAATAGTTCTGTTATCTTTACAGGGTCATCAGTTCCTGCCTTCTCTTTGATAATAGCAATGAAACCATTAAGTTCCTCTTTACATTGCTTAATCTTATTCAACCATATTTGTCTATCAAGGTATAGTAACTCTAGTTCATACTGTCTATCAATCTTATGAAACTCGTTTTCCTCTGTTTCCATTGCAGCAGTAACCCTTGCAATGTCATTCATGCAACGTTTGAACTGTATGGTAGTTTTTTGTAGTGCGTTTGTTCTACCCTGTATCTCCATCATTGCCTGACGTACTTGTCTGAATGGGGATACCTGTGAGTTTACAACAA